CGTCGACCAGCTCATCGCCGCCGCGGAACGAAAGCAGCGCGCCGCCGGGCTTTGATTCGTGACCGTTGCGCTCCAGCGCGATCAGAGTAAAGTGACGCGGGATCCCACTATGGCAAAACCGAACACGACGACGAAGCGGCGCAAGTTCCGCACGATCACCGCATCGTTTCCGATTGCCGCGTCGACGTCGGTCGTCGTCGTCGTCGAGCACGATGACGAGCCCGAGAGCGTCGCAGGCGACGCGATGCTCGAGCTTCCCGAAAATGCTCCCGAGCTTCCCGAAGATGCACCCGAGCTTCCCGAAGAGGCGCCCGCGATGTCGTCGCCGCCGTCGTCGTTCCGCATTTTCGCGCACGGCGACATCGAAACGACGAAGGGCGTCTTCCGTTGCACACCGAACGGGCTCGCGTCGATCATGGCGGCCGCGGCCGATTGGGGCAACGAATACTCGATCGACTACGAACACGCGGCGATCGGCATGCCGAACGGCGGCCCCTCGCCGGCCGCGGGATGGTTCAGTCTTGCCGCGACCGACGAAGGGCTCGACGCCGTCGGCGTCCGCTGGACCGAACGCGCGGCCGCTCTGCTTTGCGCTCGAGAGTATCGCTATTTCTCGCCGACGTTCCTCGTCGACGACAACGGCGAGATCGTCGAGCTGATCAACCTCGCTCTGACCAACCTTCCCGCAACCAAACGGATGGAACCTTTGATGGCAACACGGATCACTCTTGAACAGCCGAAGGGCGGCGCCGACGCCGTGACCCTCGCCGCCGAGCGCGTGCGCCTCGACGACGCGAACCGCACGATCGTCGAGCTCTGCGAAGCGTTCGGCGTCGAGAAAGCCGCCGACGCGGTCGCTCTTGCCAAGGTTGCGCGCGATGACGCAAGGCGCGTCGTCCAGCTCTCGGCACAGCTCGCCGAGCTTGAGAGCGCGCGCGTCGTCGCCGACGTGACCGCACAAGTCGACGAAGCGATCCGCGCTCGTCGCATTGCGCCCGCGGAGCGCGACTTCGCGATCGAGCTCGGCTCCTCGACGCCGGCCGCGTTCGCGAAGTACCTCGCGACCCGCGTCGAGCTCGTCGCGATGTCGCCGAAGACGCCGCCGGCCGGGCTCGTCGCGACGACGACGCTCGATCCGCACGTCGCGAAGATCCTGCGACTGGTAGAAGTTTCCCCCGAAGCCTATGCGCGCGCCGCGGCGGCTCAAAACGCAAACAAGGACGATTAAAAATGGCAGCTCTGGCCTCGGCGCGCGCGACGCGCAAATACTCATGGGATACCGTTCCCTATCAGATCAATGTTAAAATGAAGGGCGCGACGACCATTTATCAGGGCGGACTCGTCGTCCTCGACGGCGGCTACGCGAAGCCGGGCGTCACGGCGGGGTCTCTCGTCGCCTTCGGCCGCGCGGAAGAGACGAAGACGAACGCAGGCGCCGACGGCGCCGATTCGATCCTCGTGACGTTCGGCGCGTTCAAATGGGCAAACAGTGGCGGCGGCGACGCCGTGACCGACGCGCACGTCGGCGCGCTTTGCTATGTCGTCGACGATCAGACGGTTATGATCACGTCAGCGGGCAAGAGCGCGGCCGGTCGCGTTCTCGCCGTCGAGAGCGACGGCGTCTTCGTCCTCACCTTCCCCGGCTTTAACTGAGGACTTAAAAAATGGACATTACCCCCGCAAATATCCGCGCTCTTTGGACGACCTTTTCGGCCGTTTTCCAAGAGGGTTACGCCGGCTCCCCAACGTTTTACGACAAGGTTGCGACCGTTGTCCCAAGCTCGAGCAAGTCGAACACCTACGGGTGGATGAGCCGTCTTCCGCAAATGCGCGAATGGCTCGGCGACCGCGTGATCCAAAACGTGGCGGCTTACGGCTATCAAATCCAGAACAAAACCTTTGAGCTTACCGTCGCGATCCCGCGCGAAGACATCGAAGACGACAACGTCGGCGTCTATCGCCCGATCGTTCAGGAAACCGGCCGCGCCGCCGGCAAGAAGCCGGACCTCCTTATCGCCGACTTGCTCCGCAACGGCCAGTCGACGACCGGCTTTGATGGTCGCAATTTCTTTGCGACTAATCACTACGTCGACCCGATCGCGTCGAGCGGCGCGCAACAAAACTACTGGAACACCGGCAAGGCTCTCACGGCCGCAAACTACGCCGACGTCCGCGCTTCGATGATGGGCTTCCTCGGCGAAGACGGTCTCCCGCTCGGCGTTATGCCGGGATTGCTGATCGTTCCGCCACAGCTCGAGCTTGCGGCGCGCCGCATCGTGCAAAGCGACGTGATTTTCGAGTCGACGGCTGCGACGAACGCCGCCGGAACGACCAACGTCCTCAAGGGAAGCGCCGAAGTCCTCGTCGTTCCCGAGCTCGTCGCCGACGCGACGACGTGGTATCTCCTCGACGTCAGCCGCGCGATCAAGCCGTTCGTTTTTCAGACGCGCCGCGCGATCAACTTCGTGCAAAAGACCTCGCCGAACGACGACGAGATGTTTTTCAACAATCAGATCGTCTACGGCGTCGACGGCCGCATGAACGCGGGCGTTTCGCTCTGGTGGCTGGCGGCGAAAGCTGTCGCCTGATCGATTGACCAATCGCGGCGGCACGTCTCACGGCGCGCCGCCGCTTTTTCGTTGTAAGGTGCAATGATGGCAAGTTACGCGACCCGAGCCGATCTCTATCTTTTCGGAATCAAGGCGGCCGCGCTCGTCGGGATCACGACGGGCGATCAGGATTTGATTCTCGAAGGCGCGTCGCGCGCTTGCGATAGCTACCTCGAGCCGCGCTACTCGCTCCCGCTCACCGTATGGGGAACCGACCTCAAACCACCGACGAGCGCGATCGCCGCTTGGGATTTGCTCGCCGCGGCTCGAGGGTACAACCCCGAATCCGAAAACGACCCGATCCGCAAACGTTACGACGACGCGATCAAATGGCTCGTGCAAGTCCGCGACGGAAGCCTCGGGCTCGTCGGCGCCGTCGACGCAACCCCTTCCGTCGCCGAGCACGACCTCGCCGCGTATTCCGACGAGCCCGCGGGATGGTAGCGGCGAAGGGCGGCGACGTCGCCAAGCTCGCGGCGGCGGCGAAGAGGCTTCGACGCGGCGCCGAATTCGAGGACGCCTTCGTGCGCATCGCGGCCGAATCGATGCTCGCCGAGACCGTGCTCTGTTTTCGTTTGCAGCGCGACCCCTACGGCACGTCATGGAAGCCGCTTAAGGCGTCGACGATCGCGGCACGACGCAGCGGCACGCGCAAAGGCGCCGCAAGCAAGGGAGCGCAAATCCTGGTCGACACGGGCGCGCTTCGCAACTCGATCAACTCTCGGATCCTTGGCGCTCGACGTTTCGCGGTCGGCTCGCCGCTCAAGTACGCGGCGGTCCATCAAGAGGGATCCGGCTCGATCCCGGCGCGTCCGTTTCTCCCGTCGACGGGATGGCCGCCTAAGTATTTCCGGCGCATGGTAGCAGCGGCGAAGCAAGCCTTCGCCTTCGCCTTCAAGCTCTAAACATGGCACTATCCACGATCATCGCAGCGATCGCCGCCGAGCTCGCGCCGACCGGCGCGCAAACCGTCGAAGGGCTTCGCTACGTCGACCAGCTCGACGCGCCGAAGCGTTATGTCTGGGAACGCACGACGATCACGCAAGCCGACGACGGCAGCGGCTTTGAGTTTGCCAGCGGCGGAAACCCGAAGGCGATCGGCGAAGACCTCCACGAATTCGACGTCCACGCGTGGGCGCTCGATTACGACGCCGCGGAAGCGATGCGGCTCAACCTGATCACCTCGCTTCGCTCCGTCGTGCGCCCGGCGGGCTTCACCGTCGGATCGTCACGGTGGATTGAGCCGACGTGGATCGATCACGGCGCGTGTATCGTCGTGACCGTCTCGATCCGCGCGCCGCAACGGCTCCGCAACCTCGCGACGGACGCGGATGCGACGGCGCAAACCGTGGTACTACTCACAGCAGAGATCGACCCGTTCGCCGTCTTCGGCGATGGGATTCTCGACGGCCTAGAAACATAGAAAAAGGATTTTCCCCATGGCGATCCCAGAAGTTACCATTACCATCCAGGACTACGCGCTCGGGCTCACGCCCGCGGCCGAAGACCTCGTGCAAGCCGTCTTCGGCGTTTGCTCGAGCGGCACGGCGGCGACGCCGACACTCATCACCAACGTTTCGACGCTGCGAACGACGTTCGGTTACGG